TTCCCAGAGGCAGACTTAGTAGCTGCTTAACCCATGTCAACAACGGGCGGCTGGGGATCAGGATGGTGGGGTCAGGCCGGTTGGAGTAGATCGGTCTTTGATAACTCGACCGCTGAAACAGCTGCCGTTACTGATTCCGAGTCCTCGGCACAGGCTTTTTCAAGTGCAATAAGTGAAACGGCTACGGTAACCAACTCCCAGTCAAGCCAAATTGTCTACGCTAGTGCCGTCAGTGAAACATCCACTGTTACTGATTCTGTAAATGTTTCCAACGTAATGAGTGTTGCGGTCAGCGAGACTGCCACTGTTACTGATACTGTTTCCGATACCCTGACGATGAACATGGCCGTCACTGAGGTGGCGACTGTTACGGATACTGTGAGCGACACGCTGACGATGAATATGTCGGTGTCTGAGACTGCTACGGTGACGGATTCTCAGTCTGGGGTAGTGGTTTATTCCAGTAGTGTTTCTGAGACGGCGACGGTTACTGACGTTAACTCCGACACCCTGACGATGAACATGGCGGTCAATGAGACCACTGTAGTCACAGATTCTGTTAATGTTTCCAACGTCATGGGCGTTTCGGTGTCTGAGGTTGCGACCGCAACGGATACTGTGGCTGTCCAGGTCAACTTTAATGTGGCGGTTAGCGAGACGGCTACGGTTACCGAATCGTCCTTTGGCGGTCAGATTTACAACAACACGCTGACTGAGACTGCAACAATTACGGATACCGTGAATGGGGTAAATAGCCTGCCTGCCTCTGTGGTTGAGATGGCGACTGTAACGGATAGCGTTACACCCTCAAATGTGATGCAGGTTTCGGTGACTGAGACGGCAACGGTAACGGACGCTTGGACAAACTATATTGTTATGATGGCGAACGTGATTGAGACGGCTACGATGGCTGACTCTTTCTTGGGGGCGCTGTTGTGGAACCCGATCCCTGACGACCAGACGCCGAACTGGTCACAAATAAATGATTCTCAAACGGTAACATGGTCAAATATTAGTGACAACCAAACCGCAAACTGGCAGAATATCAATGATGCTCAGTCGGTGTCGTGGTCACAAGTTGACGATACGCAGACTACCACTTGGACGCAAGTGAAGAATTAAGGAAATACTATGTCTATTGGATATACCTCGCTGTTGGCTCTTGTTCAACCCGTCGATGGCACGGAAGTGGGAACTTGGGGCGATGATGTAAACAACGGCGTTTCGTCTATTCTGGATGTTGCTGTTGCCGGTACACAGAACATTACTACCGATGGCAACGTCACGCTGACCATCACACAGGCGACCAGCTCGGGCACTAACCTCTCCAGCACTTCGGCCCAATACGCCATTCTCCTGCTGTCTGGCGCACGCACTGCGACACGCACGATTACTCTGCCTGCATCGAGCAAGACCTACACGGTCATGAACAGCACCACTGGCGGCTACGCCCAGACGGTTGGCGGCTTGACTATTGCAGTCGGTGAATACTGCACGATTGCTTACAACACCTCTAGCTCGGCATGGGTTAAGACCTCGACTCAAAGCGGCGCGGGTGTGTTTAGCTCGATCACAAATACTAGCCTGACCTCGGGTCGTGTGGTGTACAGCACTACTGGCGGTTTGGAAACAGACTCAGCTAATTTAACATTTGACGGCACGAACTTGACGCTTGGTGGCGGCACGGCCAATGGTGTAGCCTATTTGAACGGCTCTAAGGTGCTGACTACGGGGTCTACGCTGACGTATGATGGAACAAGTCTTGGTGTAGGTTCAATAGCGGCATCACAAACTTTAATTCGTCCATACACAGGTGGTAGTTATGGTGCAATTTATAGTGGCGCTGTTACTCCAAGTGGGTCAAATTTTGTTTTTGCATACAACGCAACTGAAACGGATATTAACGCTGGAACTTTTACTTCTTATTTGATTGGCGGCACCGAACAAATGCGCCTGACCAGCACAGGTCTGGGTATTGGGACAAGTTCACCTTCTGTAAAACTAAATGTTAGCGGTGGTCAGGTTTATATTGATGGAACTGACAGCGCGGAATATCTACGTTTTCGCGGGGCAACCATAGGTTTTGTTGGTGGCATCGGATCAACGGCTGCATACATTGGAACATATACATCTCATGCCCTGCAATTTGCAACAGGAAACACCGTCAAAGCCACTATCGACACCTCCGGCAACCTAGGTATTGGGACAAGTTCGCCAGCTTATAAGTTGGATGTATCAGGTGGCATTAGAAGCACATCTGACGCCTCTATCCACGGACTGACTGTGGGTCAAGGGGCTGGTAGTGTTTCTACAAATACTGCTGTGGGTGCTAGTGCTTTGTCGGCTAATACAAGTGGTTATCAAAATACTGCGATTGGTTCAAACGCATTGTTTTCAAATACTTCTGGTATTACAAACACCGGCATTGGTTTGAATGCGCTTTATTACAATACCACGGGTGGTTTTAACACCGCTATAGGTGTTTCTTCTCTGCAATCCAACACCACAGCCTCTAACAACACTGCTGTAGGTTATCAGGCGGCTTACTCAAATACGACTGGTGTATCAGTTAATGCTTTCGGCTATCAGGCTTTGTACAGCAACACCACGGGCCAAGCCAACTCTGCGTTTGGTGGTCTTGAGACTGGCGTGTTTAATGCCGCTTTGTACAGTAATACAACAGGTGGCTACAATTCTGCGTTTTCAACTGGGGCATTGGTCAATAACACCACTGGCTCAAACAACGTAGCCATAGGATACACCGCACTCAAGTCAAACACCACAGCATCTAGCAACACAGCCGTAGGGTATCAATCGTTATATTCATACAATGGTTCTGTTGGATATAACACCGCTCTAGGTCAAGGTTCTCTGTATTCAAACACAGGAGATTACAACACGGGTGTTGGTCGTAGGGCTATGTATCTTAATACCACAGGAACATTAAATGTTTCTATGGGTGCTGACGCAATGTATAGCAATACAAGCGGTTCATACAATGTTGCATTAGGTGTAAACGCTCTTAACAGCAACACCACAGCCTCTAACAACACCGCAGTAGGGTATCAAGCTGGGTATAGTAATACTTCAGGAACCAGAAATAATTATTTTGGGTATCAAGCTGGATATACAAATACCACTGGCTCTTATAACATTGGTATTGGCTGGGGTGTAAATGCTGGCGGTACAAGTACTGGCAGCGCCAATATTTTTATGGGTATGCAATCTGGTTATTACAACACCAGCGGCTCAAATAACAATTACATTGGCGGCACAGATACCTCAATTTTACCTTCGGGGTTTAATAACACCACAGGAAGTGACAATAACGGACTTGGTAATGGCGCCCTTGGAGCTAATACTTCTGGGAATTACAACGCAGCAGTTGGTCATCAAGCCCTTTACTCCAACACCACAGCCTCTAACAGTACAGCAGTAGGGTATCAAGCAGCTTACTCAAACACAGTAAATTCGCAATCAGCATTTGGATACCAAGCACTTCAATCTAATACTACTGGCGACCAAAATACCGCAATAGGTTATCGCACATTAGTAGCAAACAGCACTGGTGCATACAATGTTGCTTTGGGCTATTACGCTTTGGGTGCTAACACCACAGCCTCATACAACACCGCTGTGGGCTACCAATCCATTTACAGCAATAGCACAGGGTTGGCTAATACTGCTTTGGGTAACAGCGCTCTTTACTCAAACACAACGGCAAATAATAACGTTGCAATTGGCTATAACACCGCTTATTACAACACTACCGGCACAGCTAATACAGCAATTGGTACAAATGCACTTTTTAACAACACCACAGCCTCTAACAACACCGCTGTTGGGTATCAGGCAGGGTATACCAACTCCACAGGTACTCGCCTTACTGCAATAGGTTATCTTGCTGGTTACACATCAAATGCAAACTATTGTACCTATGTAGGTTCGTATGCGGGGCAACAACAGACAGGCGCAAACAATACGGCAGTTGGTGATGCTGCGATGTATGCAAGCGGTACTGGGACAGACAATGCAGCTTTTGGAACAAACACACTTCAGTTAAATACAAGTGGTTCATATAACACCGCTTTAGGTCGTTATGCGCTTGCCGCTAACACCACAGCCTCTAACAACACAGCAGTAGGTTATCAGGCGGCTTACTCAAACACCACAGCAACATCTGTAACGGCACTTGGATACAAGGCCGCATATAGTTCTACTGGTGGTTACATAACTGCAATTGGTATACAGGCGGCGCAATACACAACAACTGGTGCTGGCATCGTTGCAATTGGAAACAATGCATTGCAAGACAACACCACTGGTCAATCAAACGTCGCAGTTGGTTCAAATTACAACTCCAATGCTCCACTTCAAGTAAACACAACCGGCTCTTACAACATAGCAGTTGGAGAAGGAAATTTGTCCGCCAATACCACTGGTGGAAATAATACTGGTATTGGTTTTGGCGCATTAAATGCCAACACCACAGCCAACAACAACACAGCGGTTGGGTATCAAACAGCTTACAGCGTTACAACAGGAACAATTACGGCTTTAGGTTATCAAGCTGGCTATGGTGTAACAACTGGAACAAATAATATTTGTCTGGGTTATCAGGCTGGCTATAACGTCAATGTTTGGGCAACAGGAAACAATGGCACTTATATTGGAACTCAGGCTGGTGCTTCTTCTACAAGTGTTAGCAATGAACTTGTATTAAGTACTGGTGCTTGTGTAGGAAAAGGTGCATCTACAGGTTTTATCAACCCCAATTCTGGCGGCGTTTACCAAGGCAACAACTCAACTTTGTGGTCAGTCACTTCTGACCAGCGCCTTAAAAAGAACATTGTTGACAACACAGTCGGTCTGTCTGCGGTTAACCAAATCAAAGTGCGGAACTTTGAATACCGCTTGCCTGATGAAATTACCGAGTTGGACAAGTCAAACGCTATTGACATCAAGGGCGTACAAATCGGCCCAATAGCGCAAGAACTTCAGCAGGTCTTGCCTGACTGCGTTAAGACAGAATCTACCGGCGTCATGTCTGTGGACTCAAGCAACTTGATTTGGCACATGGTTAACGCAATTCAAGAACTTTCGGCTCAAAACGCCGACTTGCAAGCAAAACTTAAATCCGCTGGCGTAGCTGGCTTCTAACCCCCGAAAGGAAATCTCATGTCAACAGTTTACACTTGGCAAATCACCTCCATGCAACAATGGCCTAGCGGCACAAACGCTGGCTACGTTGTGAACGTCAACTGGGAATTAACTGGTAATGACGGCACAAACACCGCATCTATCGGTGGCAACACCCAGTACCCCGTTACTGACGCACAAGCTGGTTTTGAACCTTATGCAAGCCTGACTCAAGCCCAAGTCATTGGCTGGGTGCAAGAGTCTTTGGGCGCACAAGGTATCGCCAACTTTGAGGCGAATGTGCAGGGTCAACTTTCGTCACTTGCCAATCCTCCAATCTCGCCCGTGACTAATCCGCTTCCTTGGGCGCAGTCGTAAATCTGTAGCCTACTCGGGCTACAATAAATATGGGGTTACACGGCTGCCCCTTCTCAGCCGCTGCGATTAGGAAAATTATGTTTAACTTTACTCACACCGAACAAGAACTGCGTACCATCTTGGCTGCTCTCGAAGAACTGCCACACAAGATTTCACGTGGTTTGATTGACAAGTTGGTTAATGGCGCTGTTGCTCAACAACCTGCTGCTCCTGAAGGAGATGTGGCCCCTGCTGAACCTGCTGCTACCAGTGCTGATACCGGCGCTGGCGATGCTGGCGCTGCTCAAGCTACATCTTGACCCAGTGGTTAGGCTCTTACTGAGCCTGCCATTGTTGTACATGATGACTCACCAATGGTATTAGTATGATCGACCCAGTAAGCATCGGCCTAGCCCTTTCGGGCATTCAGAAGGCAGTCAAGATGGTCAAACAGGCCAGTCAGACTGTAGATGATGTCGCGTCTCTAGGCCCGGTACTGGGTCGATATTTCACTGCCAAAGACGTTGCAGTCAAGGCCGTTACCGAGGCCAAAAAATCCGGTAATGCTTCCAACATGGGTGCGGCCATTGAGATCGAGATGGCGCTTGAACAGACCCGCCAATTTGAAGCCGAGCTGCAGTTGCTATTCATGCAAGCCGGTAAGATCGACGTTTGGAATAAGATCAAATCCCGCGCAGGCGAGATGGACAAGGCCGACAAGTACGCAGCCCAAGCTGCCGAAGACCGCGCCAAGGCTCAAAAGAAAGAGCAAGAAGAGTTTTTCCTAGCCGCCCTCATCGTCGTACTGGTCGTTGTATTGGGTGTTGTTGGGTATTATTTTGTTCAGGAGGCAGTGGACTATGCGAAGACTAATAGCCGTCCTGCTCACCACCATAAGTCTTAGCGGCTGCGGTGACGAATACCGTTACCATTGCCAAGAACCCAAGCATTTTGGTGATGCTCAGTGTCAAAAGCCTGCGTGCGAGTTTACGCAGACTTGCCCTGAGTATCTGATAGCCCCTATTTTGGAGAAGAAACTTGAAGGAAATTCTGTTAGCCCTCCTAACCAGCAAGCCGGATCAGCAGCGACTAACTGCCGAGGAGATAGATACCCGTGTTCGGGCGTTTGTCATCATCATGGTGACGTTGATCTTTGGTTTTATTACCATTGCCTTGCTGTATTCGGTGACGTTCGTTACCCAGCCTATGAAGGCGATGGCCCCAATCGACCAGGCTTACACCAAGATGTTGAACGACATTGTGCTACTGATCGTCGGCGGCATCGGTGGTATCTTGACCAAAGGCATCACGACAGAAGCTTCCAACATGATCACGGCGGCTAAGAACAATACGCCCGCCTATACTCCTCCTCCGCCCCCGCCTCCTGCGCCCGTAGTGGTGGTAACAGAACCATCTTGGACACCCCCTCCTGCGCCTATTACGCCTCCTACGCTGGAGCCTGACCATGAGCGCGAACGCATGTCTTCTGCCAGAGCGGAGGCCGAATGACGTGGATACTGTCATTCTTTAGTGACCTGTTCTACGTCCTGGCCGTTGCCGCCTTGGTGGGTGGTGTAGCCTTGTACGGTATTAGTTACTTTGCCAAGCTATTGCCGGTGATCGCTACCTATGCCTTGCTGATGCAGATTGGCGGGGTGGTGATGGCATTGGGTGGGGGTTACTACGTTGCGGATCACAAGGGATACGAGCGCAGGGTAGCTGAAGACAAGGAAGAGATTGAACGGTTAAACGCAGAGGCTCGGGCAAAGGAAGCTGAGCTAGCACAGACGCTGAAAGACAAGACAGCAGCACTCAGAAAGGCTACAAATGCTATCAAGCAAAAGCAAGTTACTATTGTGCAGCGCATTGACTCTGGCGAGCTGCGCTTCCCCTCTGCCTGTGGTGTATCAGCCGATGCAGATGCCGGAACTGCCGGAGGAAATCCAAAAGATGGAGCCGAATCTGAGCGACAGGCTCTTAAAGATATTGCAGCCATCGCCGCAGACGGCGACCTCGCCATCACCCGCCTCAACGCCTGTATCGACCAATACCAAGCAGTAAAGGATAAGGTCAATGGTAAACAGTGACCAGCTCCGAGAACTGAACATCAGTGTTGTTTGGGTCGATCCATTAAACGCCACTTTTGACCGATTTGGTATTGATGACGTTGAAAAGCAGGCTGCATTTATCGGTCAGTGCTCGCATGAGTGTGATCACTTTACCAAGCTGGAAGAGAACCTGAACTACCGTGCCGCTACTCTGGAACGCCTGTTTGGCCACAAGTTTTCTCCGGAAGAAATACCAGAATATGCTATGCGCCCTCAGCGTATTGCCAACCGGATTTACGCCAATCGTATGGGGAACCGTGATGAAGTGTCTGGGGATGGGTGGCTGTACCACGGGCGCGGAATTATCCAGTTAACCGGGCATGACAACTTCTGGCACTTTGGCCAGGCTGTAGGGCAGAACTTTGTTCGTGATCCAAGTCCTGTTTCCAAGCCGTTATATGCTGCCATGAGTGGTGGGTGGTTTTGGGATACACACGGGTGCAATAAACTTGCCGAAGCCCAGAACTGGGAGGGGCTGACAAGACGCATTAACGGTGGCACAATTGGCCTTAAAGAACGCATTGCTCTAATCAAGCAGGCATTGGAAATATTAAGTTAAACATGCCACTCATCAAGCTCGAATTCCAGCCGGGTATCAATAAAGAGATCACGACGCTCGGTGGTAAGGGGGGCTGGTTTGCTTGTAACAATGTGCGCTTTCGCTCTGGCGTGGCTGAAAAGCTCGGTGGCTGGACCGCCGACATCGGCACTACTTCCTCTACCCTAAAGCCCGCAACGGGCAGCTACTGGGGTATTGCCAAGTCTCTTTTTAGCTGGGCAAGCCTGATAGGTTTTAACCTGATGGGCGTTGGTACTAACGTTAAGTACTACATCCAAAATGGTAACGGCGGCATGTTCTACGACATTACGCCGATCACGACGACCACTGCGGCAGGTGCGATTACATTTTCCGCCTCGAATGGATCGACAACGCTGACTGTTAATAGTTCCACTGCGCTGAATATCACGGCTAACACATTTGTTACTTTCAGTGGAGCGACCAGTCTGGGTGGTAATATTACCAGCACGATCCTGAATGCTGAGTTCCAGATCACCAAGGTGATTAGCACCACTCAGTTCCAGGTCACAACTTCTGTGGCGGCCAACTCCAGCGATACAGGTACGGGCGGCACTGCTACGGTAGGCGCTTTCCAGCTTAACGCTGGACCGACTCAGTACTCGGTTGGTGTGGGCTGGGGCGCTGGTGGTTGGGGCGGTAACACTCCGGGCTTTGCGTCTACTGGTTGGGGTCAGTCTACGGGCGGCTATCAGCTGCGCCTGTGGAGCCAGTCTAACTACGGTGAGAACTTGGTCATGAACCCCCGTGGTGGGGCGCTGTACTACTGGGTAACTTCATCTACCCCAGCAAACTTTTATCGTGCGCAGGTTCTTTCGCATAGCAACACCAACTCTTTTAGCGGCGACGCTGGAACGAAGCAGTATTGGTACACGGATACCGCTTGCCCGACAGTCGCCAATTACGTTATTGTTTCTGACCAGTCTCGGTTTGTAATTGCGTTTGGTACAGATAACAACGGCGACGGCAATCAAGATCCTATGCTGGTCTCTTGGTCAGACCAGTCTGACATCCTGACGTGGAACCCCCAGCCGGGTAACCAAGCAGGTAACTACCGCCTTTCTCAAGGTTCTTCCATTATTACAGCCGTACAGACTCGCCAAGAAATTTTGGTTTGGTCGGATACGTCTTTGTATTCCATGCAGTACCTTGGCCCCCCGTATGTGTGGGGCTTTCAGATCATGGGCTCGAACGTATCCATTGTCTCGCCTAATGCGCGGGTGGTGGCAAACAACAACGTCTACTGGATGGGTGTTGATAAGTTCTACATGTATAACGGTACGGTGCAGACCATTCCAAGTACCCTGCGGAAATACGTGTTTGAAAACATCAACCTGCAGCAAGCATTCCAGATCTTTGCTGGGTCGAATGAAGGCTTTAGTGAAGTCTGGTGGTATTACTGCTCGGCTAACTCAAACACGATCGATAGCTATGTGATCTACAACTATGTGGATAACACTTGGGCGTATGGTTCTATGGCGCGTACGGCATGGGTCTATAGCCCTCTGCGCGGTCTGCCAGTGGCAACGGGATATAGCAACGGTGGTTCGACCAGTGGTAACTTGATTTACCATGAATCTGGAGTGGATGATGGCACAACTAACCCAGCTTCTCCTATCAATGCTTACATCCAATCATCCGACTTTGATATTGGGGATGGTGACCGCTACGGGTTTGCTTGGCGGATGATTCCTGACGTATCGTTTGACGGCTCGAATGTAAATGATCCGTCTATGTATATGACGTTGCTACCTCGCCAAAACCCTGGCGCTGCTTACAGCACGACCATTTATCCAGCTGTTACCAGCACCCAAGACTATTCTTCAACGCCTTTTTACGGCACGCAGCAGTTTACCCAGCAGATCAATATTCGGGTGCGTGGCCGTCAGATTGCAGCGGTGTTTGGCTCCAACACGCTGGGCACGCAGTGGCAGGTTGGCATTCCTCGGATGGACATTAGACCTGATGGACGGAGAGCGTAATGGCAAATGCAAACGTAGTACAGCCGCGCTTACAAAGCGCCCCTACAGAATACGACCAGATATGGATGAACAACTTGGTCAGTCAGTTGCGTTTGTACTTTACGCAGATAGATAACGCTGGTCCTATGGTGGCGGCGTCGTCAAATATCGGAACAACCAGCGTCAAGTCGGGCCTAACATTTTCTCACCCCGATCCAAGCAATCCAAATAAATTCGTTTCCAGCTTGCCAACACAGGCGGATTTGTCTAACCTACGCAGTGGGGACGTTTACTACGACACTTCTGCCAACAACGTACTGAAGATCAAACCATGAGCTTACAACTTTTAGCCCATCAATTGGCCGCACAAGGGCGCGGTGACGACACGCAGCTTGTCCACATGTCTGCCCCTGAAGTGGCTGGTTTGCAGGCCTTGGCCATTCAGCACGGTGGTCGGTTGACTCGCAACCCTCAGACTGGTTTGCTTGAAGCTGGATTCTTGAGCAAGATCCTTCCTGCCCTTGCTGGTATTGCTCTGGACTATTTTGTTCCAGGCTTGGGTGAGATGGCTGGCCTTGGTTTGAGTAATGCGGCAACAGCTGGTTTAGCTGTGGGTGCGGCTGATACTTTGGCTACTGGTAGCTTGAAAAAAGGTTTGATGGCTGGTCTCGGTGCTTATGGTGGTGCTAATATTGGTGATGCGTTAACTACTGCTGGCGGCACTACTGCGGTTACACCCCAGCCCCAAGTTATCTCTGCCGCTCCTACGGTCGGCTACGTAGCCCCCACACCAGAAGTTATTGGTGGTCCTTCGCTTTCTGGCAGTTCAATTTTTACAGGCGAAGATCCTACTGGTGGATTTAATACTTTGCGTAGTGGTTTCGGTGACACACAAATTCCAACTGGCGGCGGCGGAATCTCTGATATCGTAGCTCCTACTTCTGCCCCCCCAATCTCAGAGTCGGGCGGATTTAATGCTTTGCGCGGCGGTGTGAGTGATACGCAAATCCCAACAGGCGAAGGCGGTATTCCGAATGCAGTTTCTAAAGGGTCTATGTCCCAAGGGATTCTTAATTTAGGAAACGCACAAGGCCGTAGCGCCTTCATGTCCGCTCTTGGTAGCTCAGGTCCATTTGATACTCCTGGCTACAACAAGATGTTCAACATTGGTACGGCAGCTGTAATACCCGCCCTGAGCGGTTCTGGTAGCGCTCCTCCTTCATCGGCTACGAATGGCGTACAAAACCAAGTGACGCCATACACGGGCCAGGAAATTGTTACCGGTAATCCATTGGATCCGATCAAGTTTGTTCAAACGCCTTTACCTGCATACCAAGCCAACACTACTCCGTCCGCTTGGGAACAGGCGCTGATTGCCCAGCAACGCGCCAAGGGCGGCATGATTCACCGAGCTGGTGGCGGCCTGACTCCTGGCTCTACGCCCGGAGAAGGAATGCACCGCACTATCAGCCAGATGCGTGGCGTTGAGCATTTGATGCGCTACTCTGGCGGCGGCATTTCCAACTTGGGCGGCTACTCTGATGGCGGCCAACTTTTGCGCGGGCCTGGCGACGGCGTGTCGGATAGCATCCCTGCCCAGATCGGTCAGCATCAGCCTGCACGTTTGGCAGAAGGTGAATTTGTAGTACCTGCCCGCATTGTGTCTGAACTTGGTAATGGTTCCACTAACGCAGGTGCCAAACAACTCTATGCCATGATTGACCGCATTCAAGCTGGCCGTCACAGGACTATGGGCGCAAAGCATTCTTACGCTAACGACACCAATGCCGCTCGGTACTTGCCAGCATAAAGAGGGCGTATGCTGGACTTTATTGTTACAGGGTTGCCCAGATCGGGCACTACATGGATTGCAAACTGGCTGACGACAGATCAGACTTTGTGCATTCACGACCCCCTGTACAAGTACACTCTTGATGAGCTAGATGGAATTATTACCAGCAAGAAGCTGGGCGTTTCATGCACCGCCTTGTGGCGCTTTCCTGATTACCTGAAAGATCACCAAGCTCGAAAGCTGATCGTGCATCGGGATCTGAAAGAGGTCAACGATTCATTGGCCAATGAGATGCAGGTAGATACAATCTCCGAAGAAGATGCGGCGTCACTGAAAGACATCTTTGGTATTCATGCCGACTTTAAAGATATTTTTGACAAGGATAGGGCTAAAGAGATATACGAAACGCTGTTGCAGCTGCCGTTTGATGAAGAACGATATCTGCAATTGGTGGAGATGAACATACAGCCAAACTTTGGCAAGGTAACGTTTGATCTTGATAAGCTGAAAGACTTCCGTCGTAGGATTGAGTATGACGCTGAATGAAGTCATTAGGCCGTTCTTCAAGGGAAACGAGTGGGCTGTAAAGCTCATCGATGATCTGTTCGCCGTCTGGCATATTTGGGATGACTTGATTGACAAGGACAAACCAGTATCCGACGAGCAAATAAATCAGGCTTTTATATTGGCGTTTATCAATATACCAAGGAATGCTTTTTATCAAACGCATTTCAATATATTAAGTCCAATAATGGAAAATGTGATTATCAATTGGTTGGCTTCCGTTAAATTGGAAAATGGAAATAACCAGTTGGATATAGCGTTTGATTTACGTAATTCTTATGTGAACATGGTAACGGCTTGTGCTAACATCATAGGCGGACCGGAGTGGGCTGCTCAAGTATCTATTGCGGCTCATCGGGCTCTGCGTGAGGTTGAGACGTACGAGACGTATGTACAGAGCATCCAAATGCAAAATGAAGGGCAATCATGACTAGCTTTTTAAAATTCTTTAACCCGTTATGGTTGGTTGAAAATTACCTAACCTTGCATTGGTTGGGTAGCGGCAAAAGCAGCTCATCGACGCCTACTCAGTCCCAGATCACGAACAGCGTCTTTGCGCCTCAGGCTGCCCAGTACGGTAGTCAGTTGTTGGGCCAAGTGGCTCAGACGACTTCCAATCCGTTCGTCTCCTACCTGTCCAACTATCCCCAACAGGCGGGTGCTAACAGCTTGGTGGCGGGCTTTACGCCGCTGCAGAATGAATCTTTTAACGCTGCCGGTAACATGAACGTGGCTCCGCAGATGTCTACTGCGAGCACGATGTCTGCTTTGGCTGGACAGAATGCACTGAACGCCCAGTACAACGGACAGATTTACGGCAATGCCTACCAGAGCCAACCTGGCTATTACGCCGGTCAGTACAACCAGCAGAATGTTAACGCCCCAAATCTGAATCAATACCAGATGCAAGGGCCTGGTAACGTTACCGGCGCACAAGGTCAAGCTGCGCAGTTGAGCAATGCACCGTCGGTTGACGCTGCAAGCTTCAACCAGCCATCCAATGTTTCCGCTCAACAGGTCAGCGCACTGAACCCTAACTACTTCCAGATGCAAGCTGCACAGGGTGTGGGCGGTCCTACTTTGCAGAACTATCAAATGGGCCCTGCTCAACAAGTGCAGACCCAGAATTTCACGTCGCCTGGTACTGCTCAGCAGTTCATGAACCCTTACCTGCAGGCATCGCTGGCTCCTCAGGAGCAATTGTTGGCTCAGCAACAAGCCCAACAACAGGCTTCCAACCAAGCGCGACAAACCCAAGCTGGTGCCTTTGGTGGTAGCCGTGCCTCCGTAGAAGACGCTCTGCAAAACCAATCCAACCAGCTGGCCATGTCGAACCTGATCGGCCAGGGTTACAACACCGCCTACAACCAGGCTGCTCAGCAGTTCAACGCCCAGCAACAGGCTAACCTGCAAGCTCAGCAAGCCAACCAACAAGCTGGTCTTACCGTGGGCCAACAGAACCTTGGCGCTAACTTACAGACCCAGAATCTGGGCGCTACGCTCGGTCAGCAAGCCGCTCTGGCAAACCAAGCTAATCAACAGCAAGCCAACTTGCAGAATCTGTCGGCCAACTTGCAGACCCAAGGTTTGCAGGCTCAGACTGGTTTGCAGGCTCAGCAGCTGAATCAATCTGCCAATATGCAGGCCAATTTGGCTAACCAGCAAATGGGCTACAACACGGGATTGCAAAATGCCCAGTTTGCTCAGCAGGCTGCTTTGGCAAACCAAGCTTTGGCTGGTCAGTATGGCTTACAGCAAGGCACAATGAGCAATCAAATGGGCCTAGCTAATCTGGCCAACATCCAGCAGGCTAACCTTGCCAATCAGCAAATGGGTTACAACGTTGGTAACGTTAACTTGCAAGCATTGCTCGGTACTCAGCAGTTGGGTTCGGGTCAAAACATGCAAGGTCAGTTGGCCAATCAAAGCACTAATCTGGCGACGCAACAAGCACAGCAAGCGGCTAACCAATTTGCTTACCAACAGCAAATGCAGAACGCGCTTAACTATGCCAACTATGGTCAGCAGGCTAATGCGCTTAATGCTAACCAGCAGCAGTTTGGTGCCAACTATTACTTGCAGGGTCAGCAAGCAGCCAATACGGCGGCAGCTAACCTAGGTAACTTGGGTAACACTCAGTACCAGCAGCAGTTGGGTATTGCCAATTTGCAGAACCAGCTTGGCGCTCAACAGCAACAGTACCAACAAAATCTGGATACGACTCAGTACCAAAACTTCCTCAATGCCCAGCAGTTGCCATACCAGCAAGAAAGCTTTATGGCCAGTATTTTGCAGGGCTTGCCGACATCCGGATCATCTACCAGCATCTACTCCAATCCTTCGCCAATTTCTGTGGCGGCTGGTTTGGGTACTGCGGCTATTGGTGCTAGCAAGTTGGCTGGCTCAAAGAAAGGTGGTCTGCTGAAAGAAAAACGTATGGCCACTGGTGGTTTGGTTGCACTGGCCGTTTCCAAAATTGCATAAGGATTAAACATGGCGACTTCACCTAACGCGATGATGGGGCAGGTGGCACCTGGCACGCCGTCGAATCTTTCCCCATCTGTTGTTGCCCAGCTTCAGCAGGACATGATGGGCATGCCGCTGGACCAGTTGCAGCAATATGCTCAGCAACACATGGATGATCCCGTCTATGGCTCGACAATCGTCTCTATGGCGTCGTACGTAGCCAACATGAAGAAGGCTGCTCAGATCCCTCCGATCAACGCTACTCAGCCGTCTGTGGCCCAGCAGGCTTTGCAAGGTATTGCTCCCCAGCAAGCGCCTCAAGGTATGCCCATGCAGGCTCCTCAGGCACGCCCTCCCCAAGGACCAGTAACGCCTGCCTTGCCAGAAGATCAGGGTATTGGTCAGCTGATGGCCAAGAACATTGAGAACATGGCTAGCGGCGGTATTGTGGGTTATGCGGGCGGCGGTCATGTTCCAAGCTATGCTGGGATTACTGACGGCAGCTTTGTTATGCCAAAAAGTCAGTCTGTGTTAGGCGATGTACCTATTTATACAGACACCCCGCTGTTGCCTCAACAAGGCGCTCCTGAAAATAACCAGGTTCCAATTTTGCGTAGATTGGGCGCGTCGTTTTACGAAAACGTGATGCAGCCGCATCCGATTGATCCGCGCACATTGGCCTCCACTCCGTCTGTTGTGCCCAATACTGCAACGAATCTAGCTCCCGCAGGACCAAATCCTACTGATGCTCGTTTGGCGGCTGGAACTCAAACGCCTCCTGGCGGCCCAGTGGCAGCTCCTGCTCCAGCACTTTCGCTTTCTCAGCCCCCCGCAGCGACCCCAGCTGGGCCCGGTGCAACTGGTAATATTACCAGCAGCAACTCAGCGATGAACCAAGGTTTGGGATCATTCGTATCGCCAACCGGCAAGATGATTGCAGATGCCAAGAAGGCTTTGGGCGATGATGCCAGCATGACTCTTAAAGATCACGTTGCTCAAGCCCAAGGAATGTTGCCTACGGTTTATGGTGCCGATGATGCGGATCTTGCTATCCAAACACAGAAGTTTAAAGATGCTGTGGGCGGTGACCCTGCGTTCAAGAAAGACCTTGACCGACTGGATAACTTGGATAGCAAGCTGGAAAAAAACAAGCAAGATTCTGTTGGAATCAATACCCTGTTGGCTGGCTTGAGCATGATCAGGTCTGGTAATCCTTGGGAAGCTATTGCACAAGGCGCGGGCACAGGCCTCAAGAGTTACAAAGACGACATGGACAAGATTGACAAAGCCCAAGAAGAGCATGAAAAGATGCGTCAAAACTTGGATGTTGCGGCTATGGCCAACAACATGGGCTTTACCCGCATGGCTGCTGACAGCGTTAAGGAAGCCAAGTCGGCGCAGGTTCGCTCGGCTGAAGCTGCTTTGAGCGCGGGCTCTCATGCCTTTGATGCTGAGCAGCAACGCATGACTACTTTGGCAGGTGAAAATATTCGCGGTCAGTATGGTTTGCAACAAGCGGCAATTGGTGCTAATGCTCCGTCTCAAGAAATCAAAACCTTATCGGCATTTGCAAACAATCCGCAGTTGGCAGAGCAATACAAAAACTCGCCTCAGTATCAGGCCCAGTTGCGTAATGATATTGTGAGCGCCATGAATACCGCACAAAAGACGCTTGGTGATTTGACTGCCAGCGAAGACGACCGCGCAGAGGCTCGCAAGAAGATTGTTGGCTATCAGAACCAGCTTCAATCAATGTTCAATCAAAATGCACCATTACCGGCTGGCCTGCCGACTGGCGCAAAGTTTGTGGGCACCAGCGGCGGCAAGCGCGTATATGAATTGCCAAACGGTAAGCAAGTGGTTGAACAATAAAAGGATCGGTCATGCCGTTTCAAGAATTTACGGGGCAATTGGATGCGCCTTCGATGGCTCCCAAGTGGCAAGAGTTCAATGGAACCCTTGACGATTTAACTCCCAAAGCTGCTCCGAAGCCGGAGGCTCCTAAGCCCGAACCCGGCTTGATGGGCGAGCTGGAGCGTGGTGGTCATGAGATCTACTCTAATCTCCGCACGGCGCTCACTGCCCCGTTCGTTGGCTCTGATGTGGCTGCTCGGGCCGGTGCAGAGCGTGAAGAGGAATACAACAAGACCGCCGCTCCCTCGGTGGATGTGCTTGGTGATATCCAGAAGGCGTACCAAGAGAAGGGCATCCTTAGCTCTATTGGCGCTGGCTTGAAAGACCTGCCTGCCTTGGTTGGCCAAGTTGCTCCTACGGTTGCCGAGTATGGTGCTGCTGAGGCGCTGCTGCCCGTGGTGGGTCCTGCTGCTTTGTTCTTGGCTCAGCACTACGGTCAGAACGTCGCCCAGACTGCAGCTACTCAGATGGCTCAAGGCCGTGACGTGGATGTGGATTCTCTGAAGGCGCTGGGTTATGCCGTACCTCAGGCTGCTCTGGACGTGGCACACATTTCCATTCCTCTTGGCAAGCAAGTCATTGGCAAGATCTTTGGCAGAGGCGTAGAGGAAGCTGTTGAGAAGGGTGCGATGAGCGAGGCCGAGAAGCTGGCTCAAGAGCAGTTGGCTAAGAAGAGCTTTGGCGAATCCATTCAAGACGGCCTCAAGACTGGTCTGGTCAGTGGCGTGCCTATCATGGTGGCGCAGACGGCCTTGGAGCGTGCATACAACGGCGATAAGCTGTTCAACGATGATGCCCTACACCAATACGGTAGCGCTGCTTTAAGTGGCGCTCTGATGGCTCCTATGGGCGTGCTCGGTGCTTTGTCCGAAAAGAGTCAGGCTGCCAAGGCCGTGGGCGAGCGTGATGCCGCTGCCGCTAAAGCCGCTGCTGATGCCGCCGAAGCCGAGGCTAACCTGCCTGAGAATCTGCTTAAACTGCACGAAGATTTCCAGAATGCCAAGGCGGAGCAGGCTGATCTGCGTAACCAGATCCCAAGCAAGCCTAAGAAGGATGCGCCCGAGGAAGAGGTCCAAGCTTACAACGACGCAAAGACTGCTGCCGACCAGCACTTGAACGACGTTCTCAAGCCGTTGAAATTGGAATTTGACCAGCGCAAAGATGCCATCATGCCGGTGGTGTTGGCTGACCAAACGGCCAAGATCAATGCTGCGGCTCAAGCCCAGTCGGCTATGGAGACGGCCATTCCTCAAGAGACGGCTGCTGCTCCTATTAACAATGCCCCTCCGATTACACGCGCTACCTTGCCCGGTCGGGACATGGCTGCTCAGCTTACTGGTAACGTTGGCTTCAATCAGAACTTGTTGCAGGCTGGCCGTGAAGGCGCAGAACAGCGTGATGTTGCCACTCAGAATGCCATGCGCGTTGCTGCCGATAAGCGTGCCAACCAGATCCTGAGCACGACGTTCAGCAACGACCCTGCCATGAACATCATGAAGCAGACCTCGGCCCTGAAGCAGATGGGCTATGAGGCCGTGCCGGACAAGAAGGGTAACCTGGTAGCCAAGCCTATCGCCGAGCCCGCACCAGTTGAAGCGCCAGCACCAGCTGCTCCGCTGCAAGCCAACCCTGAGACCATGCGTGCCAACTTGGAAGCGCCTGCTGGCCAAGCCAATGCCGCCTTCATGCAAGCTGCCAGAGAGGCGCGTGAGGCTACTGCCCAACGTGATGCTGCTGCTCAGAAGGCGCAGGAGCAGGCTAAGCAAACTCAGGCTAACCAAGTCCTATCCACCACGTTCAGCCCCGATCCGACTATCAATACGCTGCGTCAGAACGCCGCCTTGAAGCAGTTGGGTTATGAGTCTGTGCTGGATAAGAACGGCAAGCAAGTTGCTCGTCCTGTGGTAACGTTACCACCCGAGCTTGCTCCTGAGCCTACACCGGCCCCTGCCCCGTCACCTGTTGGCAATGCTGACGCCTTGCGTGCACGTCTGGCCACTGCTGGTAACGAAGCCAACCAAAACATGTTGCAGGCTGCCCGTGATCGACTGGCCGCCCTTGAGAAACAGAAGGCTGCCGACACTACCGCCCAAGCTCAGAACATTGTCAAGAGCACGATGAGCGCTGATCCGGCGATCGACATTGCTCGTAAGAAGAGCGCCCTGGCTGAGATTGGCCATGAGTTGGCGCAAGATCCGAAGACCGGCGAGATTACAGCGCAACCCATCAAGGAAGCTGCGCCCGAAATGTCAGACGTTCGTAAGAATGTATTGAGCCGTCAGTACGACGAAGAGTTCAAGAGCCTCTTCCCTGACCATGAGCCCGAGCATTTGGAACAGTTCCGCTCCATGCCTGCTGAGTCCAAGGATGCCTTCTTGCAGTTGTTCTCTGAAGCCGGTGAGCGCAAGTTCTTGGAAAACCCAGAGTTCAATGATCTGGTTGAGAAGGGTAAACCCGAACAGTTCAAGGCCCGTAGTGGATTGACGGCAGAAGCTGAGCCGCCTGAACTGGTTGATGCCAGAAACAGAGTGACGGAAGCTGAGAAGGATTTGGCAGAATCCAAAAAGACCTCCAACTATGTAAGTATGCGTAAGCTGTTGCTCGATGACGGCAAAGGAAACCTGCATCCTCAGGACGCTATCGAGACAGATCGCAAGGATTTGGCTGCACCCAAAGGTCCTCGTTTGCCAGCGACACTAGCAGCTCGAATTGGTAACGGTGATTTCGATGAGTATTTGAGTCCTGCTTTGAGAATTGGCGAGGATAAGTCTGCCGATCCCGATGCCAACTTGAGCAAAGTGCTTGAGGCGGAAGAGGCTATTAAGCAGAAAATTCGAGATGGCGATTACCGCACTTGGGATGCTGCGTTTAATCAAGAGAAGATGGAGCAACAGCTTGCCTATGCCCAGTCTCAATTGAAGCCGCTGGAAGAAAGCCATCAGCAAGCTCAGGCAGCTAACAAAGCGGTGGCAGAGTTACCGCCGCCCCAAACAACGCCTGAGGGTTTACCCGTACGTACAGATAATCTGTATCGCGTGCAGGGCGAAGCCAAAGGTGTGCCGGTTAACTTGGTGCAAAGACTGGTTAACCAGATCAGGGAAGGCTGGGCCAATGCCCCTGAGATACAAGTTCACGCCGATGAATCTACTTTGCCTGATCACATTCGTGCCCAAGCTGAGCGCGATAAAGTGACTGGCCAGATCCCTGGTGTCTACGATCCCAACTCCAAGATTGTTCACATCGTCAGCAGTAACTTGGCGGATGTTAAAGATCTGTTTGCCACCGTGGCCCACGAGGCAGCAGGCCACTTTGGTTTGCGCGAGATGCTGGGTGACCAGTATGGCCGCACGATGGACAAGATCTACGAAGGTAACAAGGCCGTTCGTGAAGCTGCCGACGAGAAGATGAAGGGCTCTAACCTGTCGCGTCAGGTGGCCACAGAAGAAGTCTTGGCGGAAATGGCTGAGAGCGAGAAGACCTCGACACCGGCTGAGCGCAGTGCCTTGAAGCAGATCTATGACACCATTCGTCGCTGGGTCTACGATAAGTTCGGTATTGGCGGGATGACCGACAATGACGTGAAGCAGATCGTTGCTAATGCCCGCAAGTTTGTGGTCGAGGGCGGTGAGAAGGGCGCTGGTAATATTACCAGTGAAGCCGTTTACCGTACCAAGTACAACCCTGGCTTTGAGAAGGCTGCTGACCTGACCAAGAAAGTCTTGTCGTCTGAACGCCCATTCATGGAGCAGTTTAATAAGACTGCCTTTGGCCGTGCGTCGCTTGGCTGGATTCAGAAGGTCCAAGATCAATACCGTCCTTTCTTGAAGCTGACACAGCTCAAGGATGCCAATGGCCAACGGTTGATCAGCGACTCGGCTGGTAACCAGATGATGTCCGACCTGCGGTTCTATCAGCAGCGTCTGAACTTCTTGGGTGCCGTCATCCAGAACGGTGCCTTGACATTCAAGAAGGGCGTCGTGGATGGCGCTAAGCGTTCGCTGTACGAGACCGATGGCAAGGAAAGCCTGAAGCAGGTCTTTACTGAACTGCGTCCTGCCGACAAGATTACCGGCAGCCGTGAAGCTACCAATGCCTTGTATTCGCTGTGGGCTATTGCCGAGCGGGTGCGTAAGGGCGGTGCGACGCTGGAACAGTTGAACTTTGACCCAAGCATCGTCAATGCCAAGTCGCTCAAGGCGGCAATGGATGAGATCAAGCAACATCCTGAGCTGATCAAGACGTTCGAGAAGGCCAACGAAACCTATCAGAACTTCAACGCCAACATGATGAAGTTCGCGGTGGATGCTGGTGCTATCCCTAAGGCTACTGCCGACAAGCTGCTGGCGCGTCGGGACTACGTTCCTTACTACCGCGAAGAGCCTGATGGAACTATTTCCATGATGTCCAACGGTGAGTCGATCTTTAAGGTCGGCAACATCAAGACCCAGCCTGAGTTGAAATCTCTGATCGGCGGCGACCAGCGGATCTTGGACTTTTCTGAGAGCTCTGTGCGTAATGCCAACATGCTGCTGAGCATGGGTATGCGTAACCAGGCTGTTAAGAATTCCATGTTTGAGCTGCAGAAGATCGGCTTGGTCGATATCCGAGACAAGGCTCCGAAGAACATGGAAAAGGCCGTGGAGTTCAAAGTCCAAGGCAAGAGCAAGTATGCCGTCTTTGACGACGCCGCCACTGAGAAGCTGAACATTCCCACTCAGTTATTCATCAAGGGCTTGGAAGGCGTTCCAACACAGATGAGCACATGGCTCAAAGTGATGAGCATTCCCAGTACCGTCCTGAAAGAAATGTTCGTTGCCAACCCTATCTCGGCAGCGCGTATCGTCTTCAAGGATACGATGTCTTCTGCTCTGGTGGCGGGCTCTGACTTTGGCAAGATTGTTGATTCCTTGCAGAGCGTTAAAGACGGCCTGATGGTCAAGCGTGGACTGTCGGGCGGTCAGTTGTTTACTGGCCAACCAGAAGAGATTGCCCGTGTGCTACGTCAGGCTCAAGCCGGTGGTGTTAACGCTTCCAGCGCCTTGGCTATGGCTCACGCCCTGCACGCCCAGGCCGATGCGACGACACGCCAGATTCGCTATGACAGCTACCTTCATCAAGGTCTGAATGAGTTTGACGCCAATCTGATGGCGCTGGAGTCGATGAACTTTACCAAGCGCGGTTTGTCTCCCAGTATCCATATCTTGAATGCGCTGAACCCGTTCATCAACTCTCAGATCCAAGGCGTCAATACGCTGATCGCGGCCATTCGTGGCGACATGCCTATGCAAGAGCAGCTGCGTATCAAGCAGAAGATCCTTGCTCGCGGTGCGATGATTGCTGGCGCGACGATGCTTTACTCTGCGCTTATGCAGGACAACAAGCACTACCGTGACGCCATGCCGGATCAGAAGTATTCCAACTGGTACATGCCCTTCCCAGGTTTGGAAGAGCCGGTAAAGATTCCAATTCCTTTTGAAGCCGGTATGCTGTTCAAGTCGGTGCCTGAGGCGATGGTCGAGCTGTTCATGAAGCACGACAAGTCAGCGATCGACGGCCTGAAGATGACGGCCATGCGGATGATTCCTGGCCTTGAGACTTCTGCTGTGGCACAAGCTGTGCGCCCTGGCTTGGAGGCTTACACCAATACATCCCTGCAGACTGGTGAGACGATCCAGAGCGAGCGTGAGTTGAAGATGCTTCCCGGCGAACGTATCCGTCCTGGCACTTCTGGCGTTGCTCAGGAGATTGGTGGCGCTTTGAATCTGTCGCCCATCATGATCGATCACGTCATTGGTGGATACACCAGCTCGATGGGCATGGCTCTGATGCACATTACTGATGGCATCGTTGGCTCCAAGATGCAGGGCGCTCCGGTGGCCAGCGACTTGTCTCAGACGCCTGTGATTGGTTCACTGTTCGCTCGGGACGGCGGGGCTATTCTGCAGGAAGCTATGGGCAAGTTCCACGACTTGGAAGAGGTGAAGAACACTTTCACGTCTTTGAAGAATGCTGGCCAGACTGATCGGGCGATGGCTTTCTTGCGTCAACACCAAGAAGAGTATGCTAAGGCTGCGATAGCCACGTCTGCCCAGAAGCAAATTGGTCAGTTTACCAAGCAGATTGAAATGGTTGTGGCCAACAAAGACATGACCGGAGAAGAGAAGAAGCGACGCATAGACCAGATTAAGGAACAGCGCCGCGACTTTGCTGAGAAGATGTTGGCTCGGGTGAGCTAACTGGAATTATTACCACTCAGCGGATTCTGGATAGTTTTCCATTAGCCGCTGGATGGTAACGTTTAGGGCGTCGAGCTCGTCCATTTTGGCGATGATCCATGCCCGCTTCTCGCCGTGGATACCCATCTTGGGCCCTTGGTGGCAGTCGTAACAGAGGGCGATGCACGTGTACTGACTGCGCTGCCGGAAGTGGTGGGCGGCGCTGGGTCCAGGTGCATTGCATACTGAGCACGGGAGAAGCTTCACCCTTTTTAGATGACGCCTCTCCTTTGCGCTTAGCTTGTTATTCACTTAATCCGTTCCTCAAGGCACGCTCTGGCCGTCTCATAGGCGCGGATAGCTTTCCCTTTTGAGGTGTAGCTATCGTCGTAGCCCATGAGGGCGAACGCTGCGAAGAAGTCCAGCAGTGTCATTTCCTCGATGCCGGGGACCGGCGGTGGTGCCGCCAGTGCCTCAAGGCCTTCAAGCTTTGGCTTGCTCATAGCCTGCCTCGTTGGTCAGTTGTGTTAACTGTTCCACAATCATGTCGGTAATTGGTACGCCCGAGATGGCGATGCTCGATACCAGCTTGTGGCGTTTGACCACTTCCTCGGCGTCGCGCATGGCTTTCTTGTAGCCTGCCATGTACTGACTATCGCCTTCAACGATCATGGTGATGGCATCGCGGACCAGTGACGAAGCTTTGCGTTGTCCGGCTGCTTCTTTCAGCTTGTCGTAGATGTCTCGTCGCAAGTGGACTGAGTAAGGGATTAAGCGGTCATCCATGCTTTGAACTCCTGAAGAATGTATTTAAATTGTTGTGCTGCTTCTGGGTTGGTTTTCAACTCAGCGCGGGATTGAATGTGCAGTTCTTCACGTAGCCATTCGATAGCCTCCTCCTCGGATGCCTCGAAGGTGTGGCCGATCTCATGTAACCACTCTTGGAACTTGCGGTCGGCGCAGAGCATTCCTGCCTGTTGGACGATGTCCTTGGGGCGGGGCAGATCCTGTTCGCGGTTCATGGGTCGCTCGTTTTCATTGATGCGAACCATAACCACCTGATACCGTGCGCCAACATAGTCGCGCATGATGGCATCAGGCACTTCGTCAGGATGGATATTCAGGGTAAGGATATACCCCGTCTTATCCTGTTTGATGGCGACCTTTACGGCCTCAAAGTGTGGATGTGTCATGGTCAGAAGGGCATGTCTTCCTCGGGCATGTCAGGGCGTGGAGCCTGACGTGGTGCCTGAGGTTTGTAGTCGTCATACTTCAGGCTCAGGAAAGTGCCTTTGGTTCCTTGGCGTTTCCATCCGCTGATCTTTACCTTTACTGAGAAGCCGTCTTCGGATTCTTGGATCAGTTGCTGGAGCAGGCTGATGTCGAGGTCGATGCTGCCGTTGTAGTCGGGGGCTTTCTCGCTACGCTTTGGCAGTTTGGCTGCGAACAGTGCGCCGGAGTTTGGGTATTGGTTGCTCATGCTTTTGATTCCTTGTGTTGTTTAAAGATTGCCATCAGTTCGTCCCACTTGGTCTGGTTAACAGACTTGAGTGTGCTGAAGATGTTTTGGTTTACCTTGAAGATGGACATCACGTCCGACTTGCTCTTGGCAATTTCCAGAGCGAGCTTGGTTGCTTCCAGTAGTAGTTCCACCCAGTTGTCGATATCAGCGCCAGGATCGGTTGTGATCTTGAGCATCCAAGGGCCTTCTACGCCGGACATTTCTGCTGGGGCGGTCTTTGGTAATTCTGCCACTACTGTCTTGGTTTCTGGCTTGGGCTTTGCTGGTGGCGTGGAACCGGCAACGGCATCTACTTCGTCGTGCTCTGATAGCTCTAGGGCGATCAACCACATGTATCGGCGCATGTAGGTATGCGTGCTACCCAGAGACTGGATAGGCTGGCCTTTGGCGTTCTCTGCCATGACGGTTGGGCTGGTGAATTGAATTGCACCGCCGCTGGGGTCTACGTCAAAGACGGTCAGGGAGGTGAATTCTGGGCCGATGCTAAACACACCGCAGATGCCTACGGCGTCCATGAGCTCATGGGCTTTTGGTAAGAAGTCACCCAGCTCAAAGTATTCAAACCCAGCGAATTTATTCTTCCCTGACTTCTTTAGATTGGCTCGGGCCATTTCGATGCGAACGACCTGTAATTTTCTATACACTGACATTTGATTTCCTTACTGAGTTGAGGGGATGGAGCAGCCATTTGGGGCCGAGCAGTTTAATGGACTGCTGACGTTTTGCTTCGTTGGTTTCGGCTAGTACACGCAGAAGCTCTGGCGTGACGGGGCCGTGGAATATGCTGTCGCTGATAGGCTGAGGGTTCATCAGCTCTGGAAAAAATATGTGTTTGATGTTCATTTCTTTAAGTCCTTCACAATCTGATTTATTTCGGCCTTGACCCTTGCATAACGGTACAAGTGATCAAAGACCTCTTTGATTTCCTGATATAGCTGGGTTGCTATACGAGTCAATAACCAGCCAAAAAAAATTCCTAGAGCCAGAACTATGCTTTCACTTGGGATCATGTGTTCTTCTCCTTGTCGTATGGCCCTACCCCCAACTCTTTGGCGATTTTGTGTTGCAACTCTGTGATTCGGTGAGTGTTGCCAGCCACTTGTGCATTTAGCAAACGAACATAACCAAGCGTGTTTTCATTGTGGTCTACAAGCAAACGCAGCTCTTCTTGCAACCGTTTTAGATACGTTGTTGGTTTATCCATTGTTCTTCTCCTGCAAGATGTCCTCTAACACTCGGGCCATGTCAACAAAATTTGCCGTGTGCATGTATGCGTGTTCGATTTCTTCGTCAGTTAAACCAACCCATTCACGCTTTAGTGTTGTGGCACCTTGCAGTGGAAAGTCGTAGTGTCGGCTTTGATAGATAACCTTGTCGGGGTCTGTCGGGTGTGGTTTAACCGGCATGGTTCTTCTCCTTGAGTTTGGCTTCAATGGCTTGGGCAAAGTCTTTTACTCGCATTTCACCGGCTGCATATTTAATGATGCCCTCCCATGTTTGCATAGTTTCCTCATCCGTCAGCCCAACCCATTCACGCTTGCCCATTGCGTTGACTGCCCTGTCCACGCTGGACTGCATTTGCTTTTGCATACCATCAATAAAGCCACGCTCGTATTCGCTGGCATTCTTGCGCCATTCATCGTTGATCTCTTGCAGGATCTGCTTGCCCAAGTTGGACTGTCTCTCCACCTCGTTAAAGGCTTCGTCTTCCTCCGGCGTCCAGTCAACGCTGAGGCGGTCAAATACAAGTTCTATTTTTTTCATTGCTGCTCCTGGTAACGTTTCCACTGGTCACAAAAAGGTGCTGCTTGGCAGTAGCCCTCACACCGCGTACGACCGCCTGGACGGATTTCGATGGCGTATCCCTTGGTGAGCTGTGCCTCGGCCTCGGCCAGCGTCTTGTGGACTGATTTGGCCCGTTTGCCGCCCTCTTTCATCACGGCGTACATCGTGGGTTTCTCCCACATCTCTTCCGGCGTGCATTCAGGCAGGTCGAAGTTGGCGGCGATAGCAAACACGGCATCGTTGTGTGCGCTCAGGCGTCTGGCTACATACTGCTCGGCGTATTGAAAATCCCAGATCGGAATATCAATGATGACCACTGGGGCTTGTGGGTAGTTCTCGCGGGTAGTTGCTTCTCGGGCAGACCAGTCGCGGATGATGGCGCAGATCTGCAGCTTCTTGACGTTGACGCCCTTGACCTTGTTAACTAACCAGCCGTAAATGTTCAACTGGTTCTCCCAGTCGGCCTTGGTATTCATAACAGACCATGCACCTGTGACTTTGTAGTCGCTGATGATGATGCCGTCTTCTTCAACTTCTTGCAGGTCAATCGCGCCAGAGATATGCCAGCCATTGAACTCGGTGTGCAGCCGCTCTTCAACGATGTGGTGATTGTCTTTGCCATGCTCCAAAATACCGTGGACGGCGGAGCCAAAGATAGACCAAACCATTTCAGAGGCGTCTTGGGTCAGCTCATTCCAATGCTTGTTCTTTAGCTGAACGATGCGGGGCGAATTCAGAATCTCTGTGGCAGATATCTGGGATGCGCCCTTGGAATACTGAGGCCGCTTAATGACGTTAACGAACGTCTCAGGCAGGTTGTGAATGTTTGTGATTTTCATGACTGATTCCCCCAAAACGGATTGTGTTCCGCACGGTATGTGGGATGGCTGTTTGCCACTATGAGGGATAAGCCGTTGATGGCTATCTTGTAGTGGTCGATTAGCTGCCTAAGAATCAGAACATCATTTCTGAGTGCTGCGTTGTCTCTGTGCAGTCTGCTCATGATTTGTTCTTGTGTTTCAACATTACTTGCTTTTACTTTTCTCATTTCATACTCCTATAATTGGGGTTACGAACATCCTTACTGGTTGTTCTGGTAGATATGCTATCAGGTATATTGTGACAATGCAATACATGAGGAAATATTTTTATGGCACGCAGGGCGATGAGACAGGACGACAATCACGGGGCGGTGGTGACTGCTCTGCGGGCAATGGGTGCTACGGTGCATACGATCAGCCAGGGCGGTGGGATACCGGATTTGCTGGTGGGCTACAAGGGGAAGACGGCGCTGCTGGAGGTGAAGGATGGGGACAAGCCGCCGAGTGCGAGAAAGCTGACGGAGCCGGAGGAAAAGTTCTTTGCGGGCTGGACGGGTGGGCCGCTGTTTATAGTGAACAGTCCGGCAGAAGCTATTGCAATGATAGAGGCAATGGTATAGACTGCGCTTGTTATCATTCTCTCTCCTTGATTGGACTTACGGCTTCTTCGGAGGCCGTTTTTTTTGCAAATAGTTGTTGCAATGCCGTCAACGTGTGATACTATTCGCTCGTTGTCGTCGAAAACAACAATCATTTAAGCCGTTTACACATGCTCTCGCCCTTGGTTTATCCGTAGGGTTTCGACCGAGGGCAGTTGTAAACGGCTTTTTTGTTGCCTACTCGACAACCGTGCTCCACACGATAGTAAGCGCTTGAAATCGGCGGCGTGGAAGAAAAGACTACCCTATCGGAACCACCCACCGATGGGTGCTGGACTTGGCAGTAGGTATCAGCACAGCACAGGGAAGGAAAGTGACAGCCAGCGCTTCCCCTGCGATGAATACTCCCCCTCAGGGCAGCGTAGCGTGAACGACCAGATCGGGACGTGGCGGCGGGTAAACGGTTCCTCCCCTTAAAACGGGGACACCCAGTCACCCGGCGTAGCTGGAATCGGGATGCTATGTGGTAGGATGACACGGGAACAACCAGTTGACATTTGTAGGAAAGTAGGCACAATGAGAAAACGGACGAGACGCAAAGTGTATGCATTGGTGAACCCGATACGGCACGCCATAGAGGGAGCGGCGCTGGTAGACGGTAAGCCGCTGGAGGATTTGAGGACGAGGGAGTTGCTGGCTTTGGAGGCGTTCCGATCGGGCACAGCGACACCGATGGATTGGCGGTCTATTTCGGCGATGGTAAACATTGCTGAGGTGATGGCTAAGAAGGGCGTGGGGCCAGAGGCGATTGAGGTTTGCCGAGAGGCGGAGCTTCAGTTGCTGGATGACCATGTCAGGTTTGAGAAGACCGGGAAGATGGGCACGACAGCGGCGGGCTTAACGGCTTACCGCGAGGTGTATGAATACCATGATCTGCAGAGGACATCTATCAGCAGAGCAGAGTATGAGAGGTGGATAAAGAAGACCGCTGACATTTTGAAGAGCGGTCAGGATGTAGTTCATTTAACCTAAAAGGAGTTTGTATGATTGACGAAATTAACGATAACGTGGCGGCTTGTAAACAGATCGATCACGACCAGCGGCTCAAAACGCTGACGGTTCATGTTCACTACTACAAGGACTATTCCGGCAAGGATGCTTTTTCTGTGGCATCTTTTGACCAGAGTAAATACACATCGGACTACATCCACATCGGCACGACCGAGCTGGTGTATTTAATTCCCGAGGCGTTTGATCCTGTGGCGCTGGAGGTGTCGGCTTTGCGGCGCAAGAAGATGGACGTGATCAATGAATACACAAAGCGGCTCAAAGAGATCGAGGAGCAGATCGGTAAGCTGACTGCTATTGAACACACGCCTGCGGAGTTCTGACATGTCATACAGTCAATACATCGGCCAGACCAAGGCACCGCTTGCGAAGGAGTGGCGCTTGGTCGCCAAGGGGGACGACCCTATGGAGGTCGCCAAGAAGACCACCGCCCTAGCCAACAAGGGCGAGACGATGGCTCGCGTGATGTGGGTATCGGATGAGCGGTGGGATAACACCAAAGTCGTGCAGGAGATGAAAGTATGACTAACGAACAAATTATTGAGATGGCAAGGCGGGCGGGAGCGGTGTTCCCTGCTGATGGTAGTTACCATTCATTTGAAAAAGTGGATGACCTTAAAGCCTTTGCCAAACTGGTAGCACAGCATGAGCGTGAGGAGATAGCGCAAATTTTTGATGCTGACTCCCACTTGGTTGATTTTGCAAGAAACGATAAGGGCGGGTGTTTGATCTGCGGCTTTACGCCAAAAGTAGCGGCCCAACTAATCCGAGCAAGAGGTGAAGCATGACTGAAGAACAAATACTCGCTGAGATGGAAAAGATTAAAGAGGCACAGGCACATTGGCAGAGCGCACAGGATGGCTCTTACGAGATGGCTCTGCACTACGCAGGTTACTCACGTTTAAGAAAGCAATTAGAAGAACTTAGGAAGGCCAATCATGAGTAACTGGCCCTTTCCCCTTGCGCCGCTGCCCGACAAGGCAGGGCTACCGCCATTCAATCCGGACAACCACGAGGAAGCGCCTTGGTAAAAGTAACAGTAGCCGTCTTCTGGGCGGCGCTGTTTTTCACTGGTCTGTATTTCATGGCCTGTGAATTGTTTGGAAACTAATGCAAAATTGACAACCCCAAAGGAACAATAATGAAAATTGAAAACATCAAACTAGAACACATTCGCATCGATCGCGGCACTCAATCACGCGAGAAGGAAAGTCAAGAGCAGATAGACAACATCGCTGAGGCCATTAACAACGGCGAAGAGATCGACCCAGCAGTTATCTTTGACGACGGCCAATACTTTTATTTGGCAGACGGCTTCCACCGCTACCACGCCCACAAGAAGCAAGGCCAAGCCACCATGCCCTGCATCCGCAAGCTGGGAACCCTGCGTGACGCCCAGATCTACGCCTTCCAAGAGGCAAACAAATTCCAAAAGAGCCTGCCCCGTAGCCATGCCGACAAGCGCCGCTGTGTGAACTGGTGCTTGGATGACTTGGAATACCAAGACCTTGCCGACCGCGAGATCGCCCGAATGGTGGACGTGAGCCATGTGCTGGTGAGCCGTATGCGTAAGGAACGCATGACGCCCAAGGAGGCCAAACCTGCCAAGCTAAAGAACGTGGTCGAGCCCAAGCTGGAATTATTACCACCCGAGAAAGTGGAATTATTACCAGCAGCCAACGACATGGACGCCGAAGCCATGACGTATTTGCAGGAAGAGAACCAGCGTCTTGAGAAGCAGTTGGCCGTGGTAGCTATGGAAGCCACGCCCGAAGAGAAAGAACTAGCCAAGACCATGATCGAAGAGCTGCAAGAGGAGGTCAAGATGCTCCGCATTGAGAACCAGTCCCTCAAGATCAGCCGTGATACTTACCAAGCAGAGAATGCCCAGCTCATCAAGCAGGTGGGTATGCTTCAGCGACAACTAAAAAAAGCAGCGTAAGGTAGCCCAAGCTGGCGGGCTAGTGCCAGCAGTAGAGGGATTGTATGAGTAGCTTAAATTTGCGCGACTACCAAGCGCAGGCGATAGAGTCTCTGCGAAGGGGCTTTGCGGCGGGATACAGGACACAGATCCTGGTTGCGCCCACAGGAGCAGGCAAGACCGAGATGGCCATTGCCCTGCTGGAGGCGGCCATGAACAAGGGCAGTAACAGCTCGATGATCTTGGACCGCATTGTCTTGTGTGACCAGACCAGTAAGCGGCTGGAGAAATACAAGATCGATCACGGTGTCCTGCAGGCTGGGCATTGGCGATACCGACCGTATGAAAAGATACAGGTCTGCTCGGCCCAGACGCTGGAGAGTCGCGGGGATTTCCCTGACCTCAAGCTCATGATCGTAGATGAGTGCCACCAAACCAGAGCGGCCACGGTGGAGTTCATTAGGAATAACCCGAGCATCAAGGTGATCGGCCTGACAGCCACGCCCTTTACCAAGGGTCTTGGAAACATTTACGAGCATGTGGTCTCGCCCATCACGACCAAGCAGCTGGTGGAGCAGGGCAGTCTGGTTCCGCTTCGTGTATTCATTGCCAAAGAGATCGACATGACGGGGGCCAAGAAGGTCGCTGGCGAGTGGTCTCAGAAGGAATCCACAGAGCGCGGGCTCAAGATCACGGGTGACGTGGTGGCCGAGTGGATCAAGAAGACCCATGAGATATTCAAGCGTCCGGTCAAGACCGTGGTGTTTGCCTCTGGGGTCAAGCACGCAGAGGACTTGTCACGCAAGTTTGCGGAGCAGGGATACAACTTCATCAGCATTAGTTACAAGGATGCCGATGACTTCAAGCGTGATGTGGTTGAAGACTTTTCCAAGCCCGATACAGAGATTCATGGGCTCATAGCCACAGACATATTGACCAAGGGATTCGACGTGCCTGACGTGCTAATTGGCGTGTCTGCGAGGCCGTTTAGCAAGTCGTTGTCGTCGCACATCCAGCAGATGGGTCGGGTGATGCGGCCATATCCGGGTAAAGAGTTTGCGGTCTGGCTTGACCATTCGGGTAACTACCTACGTTTCCGAGAGGATTGGGACGACGTGTTTGCGAACGGCGTATCTGAGCTGGATGATGGCAAGGAGAAGGCCAAGAAGGAGAAGACAGACAAGGAAAAGGAGGCGGCCAAGTGTCCGAAGTGCGGCGCGTTGTGGCGGAGCAGTAGTGATACCTGCGCCCATTGTGGCTACATCAAGGAGACCAAGAAGAAGTTGGCAAGTGTTCCAGGTGAGATGGAAGAATTAACAGCCAATGCAAACCGAGACGAGAAGCAGGAATTTTGGTCTGAATTGCAATACAAAGTGAAGGTTGAAGGGTGGAACCCAGGTCGAGCGGCGCACACCTACAGGGACAAGTTCGGGGTCTGGCCTAGGGGTTTACACGATAACGTTCGAGTGCCAAGTTTGGCCACAGAGCGGTTCATTAAGTCTAGAATTATTGCTTACATGAAAGGGAAGAAGTGATGGATTTCCTGCAGTTCGCAAGGGCCAAAGGGCTCTTGATGGAAACGTTACCACCGATCGGGGTGTGGAAAAGATACGCAACAGAAGACCATCCATCTAAGCGCAACGGCTCTGCCAAATACATGGGCACACATGGTTTCGTGGTCAACCATGCAATGGACACGAGTGCGGACACCTGGCGGCCCGACAGTTCTTATGTCATGGACGCTGCCAAGCAAGCCGAGCTGGCCAGACAGGCGCGTGAAGCTGAGTTACGAACACAGGAATTGAACCGAGAGGCGGCGCAGAAGGCGGCATGGATACTAAAGCAGTCTCGCTTTGGCCGCCATAAGTATCTGATCAACAAAGGATTCCCAGACGAGGAGGGTAATGTTTGGAATCAGGATGGTCGGTCACTGTTAATAATTCCAATGCGGCTCGGTGCGAGGCTGGTCGGATGCCAGATGATTGACGAGCAGGGGCAGAAGAAATTTCTGTTTGGCCAACGGACAAGCAACGCGTCCTTCGTGTTCGACAACAAAGGCCCCAACATATTGTGCGAGGGATATGCCACGGCGTTGAGCGTTCGGGCTGCCTTACGCGCCATGAAGCGGCGGTATACGATTCATGTTTGCTTTAGTGCGTCCAACATGATCAAGGTCGCGGCTGGTCTGCCATCGGGGCTGGTAATTGCGGACAACGATTCATCGGCCACAGGTGAGAGGGCGGCCAAGCAGATTGGTTGGCCATATTGGATGTCGTCGGTCATAGGAAATGACGCAAACGACGATATGCAGGCTCAGGGAATCTATAAATTCTCTCAGGGCCTGGTCAGGTCATTGCACCTTCTGGTTGGCCACAATGAACGGTTGAACGGCCAGAATTAGGGGGTTTTCCTTTTCGGCCATAGCGAGATGGTGCATTATTTCCATGCCCACTTCGAGGGCCATTTGGCCTTCGCCCGCATGGTCGGCCATAGCGTATACAAAGCCGGTGTCGTCTTCGGCCAGGGTGATACTAAATATTGAGCGGGGCTTCATAAATTCGGATGATAACGGTTTGCGCGCCTGGTCGGTCATAGAGCATCGCGGTTTTGTGGATAGCGCGCACAATGAAAGCCCGCGACGGGGCTTCCATTTCGAGGGTGAATTTGTGCGGGCCTTGCTGCAGGTCGGCGCGCCAGATCATGGGCGCCAGATCGTAAGGTCGCAGGCGGCCACAATGAGCGCGGCCAGGTAAACGAGCGCGAGAATTATTTTAAATTTGGTCCAGGGCATGGGGTGGGGTCCTTTGTTAATAGTTGGGCGCGTTGTGATTCCAGGGCGGCCAGGGCTCGGCGGCATCGGTCCACCTGGGCGGGGTCGGTGCTGTTCTTGATAACGTAACGCTGCCAATAAATAGAGCGGTCCAGTCCTTCGAGGGTCATTGTCGGTCCCTTTGCCATTGGGTGGCCTTGCGGGCTTCGTGGCGGCCGATATCGATTAGGCGCCGGGCTTCGGTCCGGTCGTTGATTTGTTCGGCCTGGATCATTAGTCGCAGGATCTCGGCCGGGGTTTTCCCCCGTTCGAATCTGTATCCGGCGTCAATGTAGGCGTGTTCGGTGTGTTTCATTAGGCGGCTTTCTGAATTGGGATTACTCGGCGGGCTTTTAAATCGGTAATGCGGGCCTTGGTTCCGTGCGCTCTGAATCCGATAATAGATTTTCGGTCGGCCTTCTGGCAGAGCTCGCATACCGCGCATGTCATGTAATTTTTAACCTGGGCCGGGCATATCGTGATCGGGCGGCCTTCCGGGGTGGTGGTGTTTTGCGGGGTGTCTTCCGGGACAATGCAAACGACGGGCAGGCCATGCGCGGCCAGGGTGTCGGCGTGTCCGGCATCGTCGGCGCTCAGGTTTACGGTAAACCCCCAGGCGGTGGCCTGTTTGGCCCAATAGATAGCGTCGGCGCTATGTTTGTGGGTGTATGTAAACCCCCGGCGGCCTTGGTTGGCCTTCACGATTTCCCCCAGGGCTGCAGCGTCCACCGATTCCCCTTCTCCTGGCAGGTCTCCGGCGACGTTGTGCCTCCACAATTGACCCGGCTTTAGTGCTGCAATACTGGCGGCCAGGTCGGGCAATAGCGCGCCCCTTTTCGGGACCTTGTCCCAATTGAGTCGGGTGTAATAGTCTTCGGCGTAACAGTCCTGGCCGTAGTGCGCGCAACTAGGCGGGCAGGTCCGGCGTTCGCTGTAGGTGGTCGGTATCGGTCCGGTTTTTCGGTTGCTGCTGGCTTGGATAAAGTGGTATCGCATTGCTTAGGCTCCAGTGTGAATAACTTGAAAATGGTCGCTAATGAAACGGGCCAGGCGCTCGCGGGCGGCTTGTTTTTCCTGGCGTCGGGCTTTGGCCTTGGCGCTCTTGGTGGCCAGGCGCTCGCGGCATTTGGCGCGCCATGCTGCAGCGTTGGGGCTGGGGTTGGGCGCCAGGCGGTCCAGTTTGTCCAGGATCCGGGCCGGGCAGTCGTAGTAATACGGGTGGCAGGTTTCATCCATGTCCTTAAAGCAAAATTCGACGGTGTTTTTCCATCCGTTGCGGCGCTCAGTAAGGCAAACCAGGCCGTAGTAGGTTGCCTGGCCGTTGGTGTCGGTGTGTTTCATTAGCGCATACCATTGCGCGCCCACGGTGGCCGAGTCCTCAACGGTCCAGCTGCTGCGGGTGTTGTTGGCGCTGTCCTGGGTGAATTCCCGGCGAAGTATCGCGTCGGTTTTGGCCAGGTTGTCTACGGTGTATGAGGTCCATCCCATGATCAGGCCCCCTTGCGTGCGGTTACGGTCATGCGGGTGTATTCATTGCCGATCGTCGTGTGGGCGGTGATCAGCTGGCGGGAGGGCTCGAATTTCTGAGCGATAGCGCGCCAATCAATAGTAGCCTTTCCGTCGCATGTGGTAATGGTCACGCGGTATAAATTCCCGTCGATGTGTTTTAATCCGGCGGCTTCCAGCTCGGCGCGTATGGTGGCCTCTTGTTTTTTCAGGTCGGCTATTTGTGCCTGGATCATTCCCAGGGTGTCAACGGCTGCAGTTAATAAATTCTCGTGTTTCATGGTTTGCCTTTCGGTTGTTACTGTTTGAGCAAAAGCGCTCCGATAACCCCGGCTCGCGGGGCTATCAGCGGGCCTTTATTCGGTGGCGTAGCGCTCGGCGATATCGCCCCAGCTGGTCACGCGGTATCGGCCTCCAAATAAAACCAGGGTCGGCGCGTAGGTGTCCCCGGCGTTTAGATATAGGCAGGTTCCCCGGCTAGTTTGGAAACTCTCCACCCCGTGAAAGTTGCCCAGGGCGTTTAGGCATGTCAAGCGCAGGTCGGCGGTCCCTGGCGAGTTGTAGCATTCCTGAAAGCGGGCGTGTCCTTCCGGGGTTTCTAGTAGGTCCTCGCGGCTCATCTTCAAAATCTTTTTAGCCTGGGCGGCTTGGTCTCCGAAAATCTCGCGTAGTGTTTTAATGCTTGGTGTTCTCATGGTGTTGTTTCCTTATTGGTTGCGGCCAGCTATCAGGCGGCCAGTGAATCGGTTGTGAATGCGGGCGGTTGGGCTGCAGGCGGCAAGCCAGGCCAGGGCCTCGGCCCAGGTCCAGGCGGTGCGGTCGGTCCCGTAGGTGTCGGTTATGCGATACATTTCAAGCGCTCCAGGTTGCGTTAACGCGGAGCGGGCGGCCGTCGATCGTGTCCAGGATTTCCATTAGGTTGTTGGCGGTGCGGGACCGGCCAAGCCAAACTGAATAAATTTTTACCCCGTTGGGCTTGGTGTAGGCGATCTGGGCTGAGTGGCCATTAGTGGAAACGGCGCATTGCGGGCGGCTGCCGATAGCGTTCAAAATTTCGGTTTCGGTTTGTGTCATGGTGTGGTCCAGGTAAGGGGCCGGGGCCCCGTTGGTTTAGGCAATAAATTACAGGCTGCTTGCTTGCATCTCGTCGTAGAAATCCGCGAGCGCCTCATAGGGCACGCCTTCGCGGCTGGCGGCTTTAAAGCATGCGTCGGGGAATTCCCATTCATTGCGCAGAAGGTGGCGCAGCTGGTCGTAGGCGCGGTGCATCTCTGTGTTGGTGAAACGGTAGGTGTCTGCTTTGCGTGTCATGATGTGCTCCAGGTGTGGGGCCGTGGCCCCAGGGGTTTAAACAATAAATTCCGGGTTGTTGGTGATGTTGTGCTCGGTGGCCAGGACCAAAATTTCAAGCTTGGTTGCCTGGCTGCGTGAAGCGCGATAGAGGGCTGACAATGCGCGGGCCAGGTAATCGGCGCCGAGTCCGGCAGCTGCAAATTTCAGGGCTTTGTTAATTTCGCGGGTCTCTGCTTTGGTCATGGTTTGCCTTTCGGTTGGTTGGTTAATGTGTGCTATCAGTTAGCACGGGTGTTAATGTAGCAGCTATATTGCAAGTGTCAACAGCTGATATAGGTTCTTTACAATTCTTTACATGGCATACAGTAAAACCACTGTATAGACCAGGCCCGAAGGATCGCGGCGCGATTCGAGCGGCTCAGGCGAAGCCGTGCGGCCTGGGTGTGGCCAAGGTGGAATTATTACCAGGGAGAGGGATCCGACCGGGTGGAAACGTTACCAGGGGACCGGCTGCAGGGACCAGAGATAAACCCAGCCAGGCGTCCTAGGTTTTTTTTCTGTTTTTGTTCTGGTAGTCTCGCGGGCATGAAAACGACGACGACCGATAAAACACCGCGCCCGATTAGCCGAAGGCAGGCAGCCCAAGCGATGGATCAATTGCCATTGTCTGAAGTCCTGGGTCCCTCAGTTACCAGGGGATTGACACACAAACAAAAAGAATTCGCTCACCATATCGCCAGGGGAGAGACAGGCGCTCAGGCCTACCGCCTCGTTTACTCCAAGACAGCGAAACCCACTACAGCCGGAAACCATGCGAGCCGATTTAAGAAGGACGCCCGAATAATGACCGAAGCAGAAGCCTACAGACAAGCATTAGAGGGGGAAAAACAGCGCACACCTGCCGCTCTGCGTGCTCTGGTAATAAAAACGCTCGTTGACGTAATGATCAATCCAGAGACGCCGCCAGCCGTGAAGATCAACGCTGCCAAAGTTGCTGGCCAGATAACCGAAGTGTCTGCCTTCACCGAGCGCACCGAAGTGCGAACAATCAGCAGCAGCGAAGATGCGAAGGCCAAGATATTCGAAGAGCTTCGCCGCCTATCCAACGCCCAAGCCGTTGACGTTGACGTGATCCGCTCGGCCGATTCGCTGATGGACGAGCTCAACGCCGCTGCCATGCCAGAGCCGCCAGTCGTGGAATCCGCCGATGAGCCGACCCCACCCACCCCCCACCCCCCTCTTTCGACCGGCGCCACGGGCGATCGGCCATGAACATTGTTTCACTCAAATGATCATGACCTTTTTACAGAACCCACCCCCATGCTTGCCGAACAGCAGACCCCTGGGGGGTATCCCAAGTGGAATTATTAACAGCTTGACTAAGCAATGATTGGATAAGCAAGGTGTTAATATTACCAGCATGAAAAAAGTTTTGATTAACAGGGCGATGGTTAGGAAGCGTCGGGAGAAGACGTATGAGGAGTGTATGGAGAGTGGTATGACGCCGATGCAGACGGAAGTGTTTATTGTTATAGATGAGTTTTGGAAGAGGTATGGGTATGGGCCGTCTCTCCGAAATATTGCTGTTGCCCGTGGGAAGATGGGGTTGGGGAATACGAAGGAGATTGTGGACCGTCTTGTGCGCCTTGGTGTGGTTAAGAGGGTAGATGGGGCTGCTCGGTCGGTGAGGCCGGTGTATATCAATTTTAGGGAGTTGGACGTTGAGTGAAATTGAGAAGTTGATTTCTGCCCTGCCTGAAGTTGAGAGGGAGGCTTTTTATCAATCGGTGGAGGATTACCGATTGGCTAGGGAGCGGGAGATAGCGCAGGGTAGTTTTATGTCGTATGTGAAACTGATGTGGCCGAGCTTTGTTCATGGTAGACACCATGCCCTGATGGCTAAGAAGTTTGAGGATATAGCTAGTGGGAAATTGAAGAGGCTGATCATTAACATGCCGCCTCGGCATACGAAGTCAGAGTTTGCATCATTCTTGCTTCCCTCTTGGTTTTTGGGGAAGTATCCGAATAAGAAGGTGATTCAAAGTTCAAATACGAGTGATTTGGCTGTTAACTTTGGGCGTAAGGTTCGGAACTTGGTGGGGAGTGAGCAGTATTCGCGGGTGTTTCCTGATGTGAATTTGAGACAGGATAGTAAGAGTGCGGGGCGGTGGGCGACGAGTAAGAATGGTGAGTACTTTGCTATTGGTGTGGGTGGTACTGTTACCGGTAAGGGTGCGGATCTTTTGATTATTGATGACCCGCATTCTGAGCAGGAAGCGGCGATGGCGTCGGGGAATCCTGAGGTATTTGACAAGGTGTATGAGTGGTATACATCGGGTCCTCGGCAGCGTCTGCAGCCTGGTGGGGCGATTGTTGTGGTGATGTGCATGACCGGAGATACGAATGTATTGATGGCGGACGGGACAACACAACAACTTAAAGATATCAAGGTTGGAGATCATGTTGCCACCTTTGATAACGGAAAATTGTCAAAAAGCAAGGTCAATAATTGGCGGTCAAGTGGTATTGATTCCATATACAAGATACAAACACAATCTGGCATAATGCTTCGTGCAAACGAGAGACATCCGTTTCTTGTAATGAACGAAGGAGTGCTGGAATGGACAAGACTGAATCAGTTGCGTGTGGGCGATTTA